TATTAAAAACTTTACTACAAAGGAAATCATTGTATGGGGAACACGTGAGTATGAAAACTCACGTGACGATGTTGAGTATCGTGTCTTCTGGAAAGAAGAAGATATGCTCAAAGATTTTCTTGCATGGTGGGCAAAAAATACTCCAGATATTCTTACTGGTTGGAATGTTAAAAACTTTGACGTTCCTTTTATTTGCCGTCGAGTAGAACGTATACTTTCTTCTAAGTATATGAAATCTCTTTCACCATGGAATAGAGTGTATGAAAATGAAGTTGAAGTTGAAGGTAGAGTAAACCTTAATTTTGAAATTATTGGTGTCTCTATCTTAGATTACTTAGATCTTTATAAGAAATTTACATACACTAAACAAGAAACATATAGATTAGATTACATTGCTACTGTAGAACTTGGACAGAAGAAGTTAGATCACTCTGAGTTTGAAACTTTTAGAGATTTCTATACGCAAGATTGGCAAAAGTTTGTTACATATAACATTCATGACGTGGAACTTGTTGACCGGTTGGAAGATAAGATGAAACTTATTGATCTTGCTGTCAATCTTTCGTATGATGCTAAAGTTAACTTTCAAGATGTGTACTCTCAGGTACGCATGTGGGATAGTATCATTTACAATTATCTTACCCCTAAAAACATTGTTGTTCCTCCCAATGAAAGAGATGACAAGGATGAAAAATTTGAGGGTGCATATGTAAAACAACCTGTTCCTGGTGGTTATGATTGGGTGGTGTCATTTGACCTTAACTCTCTATACCCTCACCTCATTATGCAGTACAATATATCACCAGAAACTTTGTTGGATAAAAAACATCCATCAGCAACTGTAGATAAAATTCTCAGTAAGAGTGTTTCTTTTGATGGTAAGTATTGTGTTTGTGCAAATGGGGCACAGTTTAGAAAAGATATACGTGGATTTCTTCCAGAGTTAATGGAGAAAATCTATAACGAACGTGTTACCTTTAAGAGGAAGATGCTTGATGCTAAACAGGAGAATGAAAAGAACCCTAGTGCTCAACTTGAAAAGGACATCTCTACCTACAATAATATTCAGATGGCACGTAAGATCCAACTTAACAGTGCTTATGGTGCTCTTGGCAATAAGTATTTCAGATACTTCAAGCTTGCCAACGCAGAGGCGATCACTCTCTCAGGTCAGGTTTCAATCCGTTGGATTGAAAATAAAGTAAATGAGTATCTAAATACCTTATTGAAAACTGAAGATGTTGATTATGTCATTGCATCTGACACCGACTCAATCTATCTTAACCTTGGACCTCTTGTTACTAAATTTTTTAGTAATAGGATTGACGATAAAGCAGCAATTGTTTCGATACTTAATAAGGTATGTCAAGACAAGTTGGAACCGTTTATCACCGAATCGTATGAGGAACTTGCGGAGTATTTATCGACGTATGATCAAAAGATGATCATGAAACGTGAGAATATCGCTGATCGTGGTATCTGGACTGCGAAGAAACGATACATTCTTAACGTTTGGGATAGTGAAGGGGTTCGATACACTGTACCAAAACTTAAAATTATGGGTATTGAGGCAGTTAAATCTTCTACTCCTGCGGTGTGTAGGAACAAAATTAAAGAAGCACTCAATATAATTATGAATCAAAGTGAAGAAGATCTAATTAAATTTATTGATGAATTTAAAACTGAGTTTTATCAGATGCCTCCCGAAGACATTGCTTTCCCTAGGGGAGTCAATGGGTTGACAAAATGGAGTCATCCTGTTACGCTATTCAGGAAGAGTTGTCCAATTCAAGTAAGAGGATCCCTCGTATATAATCATCAACTCAAAAATCACAAACTCACATACAAGTATCCCTTGATACAAGAGGGTGAGAAAATTAAGTATTTGTATCTAAAGATGCCAAATGCTGTTGGACAGAATGTAATTTCATTCATTGCCAACTTCCCCACTGAAATCAATATTCAAAAGAATATTGATTACAAACTACAGTTCCAAAAATCATTCCTAGATCCCCTTAAGGTTATTCTAGGTACGATTGGTTGGAAGACAGAAAAAGAAGTTAACCTAACGTTTTTATTTTCATGAGTATTTTTGATACACTTGCCAAAGAGGCAAAAAATGAGTATGCTAAAGTTGTTTCTGAGGCAACCCATGACCAAGGATACATTGGCACAGGATCTTATATCCTTAATGCTATGCTTAGTGGCAGTATCTATGGGGGTATTCCTGATAATCGTGTAACTGCTATTGCTGGTGAACAAGCAACTGGTAAAACATTCTATGCAATTGCAATCGCTAAAAACTTTCTTGATAGTAATCCTGATGGTGCAGTTTTCTATTTTGATAGTGAAGCAGCAGCAACAGCAGATCTTTTCACGGATCGTGGGATTGATCCTAAAAGAGCATGGCACTTCCCGGTAGATACTATTGAAGAGTTTCGCACTCAGATCATTCGTATTCTAGATAATTTACTCAAAGCAAAAGTAGAAGATCGTAAACCTCTTCTCATTGTTTTAGATTCTATGGGAATGTTGGCATCGGCAAAAGAACTTACAGATGCTCTAGATGATAAGCAAGTTCGTGACATGACTAAATCTCAAGTTCTTAAGTCAGTGTTCAGGATCATCACTAGTAAACTGGGTAAATTGAAAGTGCCTATGATTGTTACTAATCATACGTATAAAAGTATGAATCCTTATGGTGAGCAAACTGAGATGGGTGGTGGTAGTGGACTTAAGTATGCTGCATCTACAATCATGCATCTATCCAAGTCAAAGGAGAAGGACGGTACTGATATTGTAGGTAGTATTATCAAAGTCAAGGCAAACAAATCACGATTTACTAAAGAGAACTCGTTAGTTGCAACACGACTTTTCTATGATGCACGTGGACTTGATCAGTACTACGGACTACTGGAACTGGGTGAAAAGTACGACATCTTTACAAGGAAAGGAAACCGTGTTATTGTGGGTGAGTCATCTGTTTACCCTTCTGCTATGCTCAAAGACCCTGAGAAATATTTTACTCCTGATGTGATGGAGAAACTTGATTGGGCAGCAGGACAGGAGTTCAAGTATGGACTTGAGTAATTATGTGAGAGTATATAGTGATGTTCTCTCTCAAGAATATTGCAATGAGTTAATTGACTTTTTTGATTCTGGAACTCCCATCTTTAGAGATAGTGAGTTAAGACCTAAGTTTTATGAACTTGGTTTTGAAAATCATATGATGGAACCTTTGCTACAAAAACTTAGACCTAGTTTTGAAGCATACATTGAAACTACTAATTCAGATCTTTGGTTTCCACAAAATTTTTGTTGGGAGTTTGCTAGGGTTAAAATGTACAGAAAAGGAACTGATGATCAGTTTGCTCCACATGTAGATGTGGGTGATAGAGAATCATCTAAACGTTGTCTGGCATTTTTAATTTATCTAAATGATGTTGCTGAGGGAGGAGAAACTTGTTTTGTTACCATGGGGAAAAAAGTTGTTCCTAAAATGGGAACTATGATAATGTTCCCACCTTTATGGACATTTCCTCATCAAGGTAAACCTACTATCTCTAATAATAAGTACATCCTAAGCACCTACATTAATTACGTATGAATACTCTTGAGTTTACAATTGTCAACAACTTGGTTACCAATGATGAGTATCGTCGTCAAGCGTTTCCATATCTCAAAGTTGAATACTTTGAGTCGGATACAGTATCAACTTTATTTAAACTAGTTAAAACTTTTATTGAAAAGTATGAGAAGTGTCCTACTAAAGAATCACTTGAAGTAGATCTTCAATCTCAATCTCATTTGAGTGATGATCTATTTAAACAGGTAAGTAATTCAATATGTAATTTAAAGGAAGACAATTCTAATTACCAATGGTTATTAGATACTACAGAAGAGTGGTGTAGGAATAGAGCAATTTATCTTGCACTTCTGGAGAGTATTAAGATTGCTGATGGTGATGATTCTGAGAAAGACAAAGGTGCTATTCCATCTATCCTTTCTGATGCTATCGCTGTTACTTTTGATAGTAGAATCGGTCATGATTATCTAGATGATTATCAGCAAAGATTTGATTTCTATCATAGGAAGGAAACTAAAATTCCTTTTGATCTTAACATGCTCAATAAGATTACTAATGGAGGAATAACTGCTAAGACAATTAGTGTTATCTTAGCAGGCACAGGTGCAGGTAAGTCCCTATGTATGTGTCATATGGCATCAGCAGCACTTCTGCAAGGGAAGAATGTTCTGTACATTACTTTAGAAATGTCAGAAGAAAAAATTGCTGAACGTATAGATGCTAACTTACTGAGTGTCCCTATTCAAGATCTTGCTAAATTGCCACAGCAGATTTTTGAATCTAAGGTGAATAATCTTACAAAGAAGACAAATGGAAAACTTATCATTAAGGAATATCCTACTACTGCTGCCCATGTGGGACATTTTAGGTCTCTTATTAGTGATCTGTCTCTTAAGAGGAACTTTAGACCCGATATTATCTTTGTGGATTACCTTAATATTTGTGCCTCCCAAAAGTACAAACCACAATACGCAAATTCGTACACGATCATCAAGGGTATTGCTGAAGAACTACGTTGTCTCGCTGTGCAACAAAATGTTCCAATCGTTACTGCTACGCAAACCACCCGTGCAGGTTATGGTAGCTCTGATGTTGACCTTACTGACACTTCTGAGTCCTTTGGTCTCCCTGCTACTGCTGATCTTATGTTTGCCCTTATTAGTACTGAAGAATCGGAGCAGTTGGGGCAGATTTTAGTCAAGCAATTGAAGAACAGATACAATGATGTCAATGTCAACAAGAGATTTGCTCTGGGTATTGACAGATCGAAGATGAGGCTGTATGATTGTGAGCAATCTGCACAGGACGATATCCTTGATGCAGGTGATGACGACAACAACCAACCAAACACAAATAAATTCGGAGGATTTTCCTTTTGACCAATCACGTTAACTTTGACCGCTATGAAGAATTTGTTTCAGCAGTTACTTCAGACGCTTCTACAAACTTTGTTGATTTCGCTGACCGTATTGGTGAGTTGGATAGACAAGGTGCCAATATTGAGAGATTGCTTACTGCTGGCGTTGGAATTAATGCTGAGGGCGGTGAGTTCCTTGAGATCATTAAAAAAATGGTGTTCCAAGGAAAACCGTGGAATGACGATAATCGTGAGCATCTCATTATTGAGTTGGGTGATGTCATGTGGTATGTTGCTCAGGCTACAATGGCACTGGATATATCATTCGATGAGGTGATTGAAACTAACGTCAACAAACTCAAGAAGCGTTATCCAGGTGGTGAGTTTAATGTTCGCAACTCAGAAGTTCGTGCTCCTGGTGATCGATAGATAAATATTTTTATCTAGAGAAATGTTTTATGTTTAATGCTGCAGAAGAACTGCGAGATTTTCTAACAGATAACATTAAAACTTCCTATAAGGAGAGGTATTCTGGTAAACCAGAACTTTCTCCTCGTAGTAAGACGGGTAGAAAAATTAGATACCTAACTTTTAAAACCTCATATCGTGCTGACTTACATGATTCTATTTTAGAATTATTAAAATTCAAGCGTATTGTTCATACTAGTACTTTAAGACATGAGCAAACTAATCTTGAAGTCATTGACATTTCTACTAAGAAGGACCATGTTAGAATTTTAATCAAACCAAAGTCAGGCAGGGAATGGAGACAGCAAAGTTATTGGAATCAAAGATTAGAAACTTTAGATAACTGGAGAGATCTTAAAGGTTATCCTGATACTCAAATTGAATTTGAAATTCTATCTGTAATGAATATGCAAATAGAAAAATTAGGTGATATGAAATCAGTGAAGATGAGAATTAAATCTCGTATCTATAATGATGTCATTGGTTTCATTCCTGGTAAAGCAGGTGCTAAAGCAGATTTTGTAGGAATAAATTCTAAAGGAAAACCTATAATCTTTATTTCACATAAAGCTGGTAGAGGA